GCCTACATCTCCATCCTCTTCGATAGAGCCAGAGCCTTTGCCTCTAATTTTCATTCCATCTTTTGCATCTTTTTTAGTTTGCCCTTGAGCTTCCTGATTTGAAGCCCTAGAGGCTTGAGAACATACAATAAGCTTTTTACCTGTTTGTCTTGCGTAGGTCTGTAACTCCCTAGCTGCGTGTGTTATGTTTTCATATTCGCTGCCTGTACCTCTTATTCTTTGAATGTAATCGACTATTATATACTCAAACTCTGGGAAGGCATCAAACATCTCAATCATTTCTTCTACTGTTGCCCCACCAGTTTCGCATATATCTATATTAGTTAAGTAATGATACTTTTCATCTTCTATCACACTATCCATTATTCTGTTTGCTATGTCTCTTCTGGATGAGTATAACTCTCTTAATTGCTTCATAGAAGTGCCTGTAAGGTTTTTTAATTGTCTTTCCATTAACAGGCCAGCTCCCATTTCACAAGAGCATATTAATACTTTCTTCCCTTGCTTAGCCAAATTAACGGCTATTAATTGACCGCACAAGCTCTTCCCTGTGTTTGGCGCAGCTATGATAAATGTTATACTTCCATTTCTTATTGTTTCAACATAGTCATCAAGTATTTCTAGTCCGTATGTAGTATCCCCTTGCGCAATACGCTCTTCAAAATCTTGACGAATTTCCTCCACCCCGTCTAGGAGGGGGGTTGGTTTTAATTTTCGTCTTTTTATGTTTTCGTCTTGAGTCATTTATGCAAGGAAGTCCTTTTGAAAAGAGTAGTGTCCAAAGAGGCAGAAGTGTCCGACCTATTCATCTAAGAGAGTAGGGAATTTAAGAAGGAGCATCTGAACATCCATACTATCTCTCATTGATTCAGGAATGCTTTCAATATATTTCTTTGCCGTAGCAAAATCCTCTATCAGGAATGGGTTTACGTTTATGTTCGGCCTGTCTTTTATTATATAATCTTTATGTTTGTCATATACCCAGCCAGAGGTCAATAGCATATTATGAGTTTCAGAGTTATATTTTTTGAGTCGTTGCTTGTACTCTGTCTTATCATTTACATGTTCTTCTAGAAAATTTATGTAGCTTGTTATTTCTCTAAAGGCTCTTTTCATGTAAGTATCCCCAAAGTTTGTCCGTATTGCACGGTACTGAGCTGGGGTTAATCTTACCTTGCCTTCGGGGTCTTCTTCTCCATTCTCATTATACAGCTTTACTTTACCCCTGTTAGTATATTGAGGCAATAGATAATTATATAATTTCTTGGCTTGCTTAGGTGATAGCCCCATTATTAGGTCTATCAATAAGTCATATATATCATTCCCTTGAGGAAGTTTACTTGCCATGTGTTAAGAATACTCCTAGTAGAATAGCGTTGATTGTAAATATTAATAAGTCTATATACACTATAATACCTCTTCAAATATTTGTAGAAGTAAATCGACCCTATGTTTATACTTCTTTTTAAAATGTACTTTATATGGCGCAGCTATAACATAGTAGTTCAAGCCTATAACTAAAGATTCGGCCATGTGTTGCTCTAAGTCCGTAGGTACATATATTCTAATAGTTGAACTACCTCCGAAATATTCTGTAGCACTGTATACCTCGAGCTTTAACACCATAGCACTTTCAACAAACTCCCAATCTAGAAGTTTGCCGTAGTAGTGGCATCTCGAAAGATACTTTTTATTGCTGTTTATTTCGTTAGGCTTCGCCATTCTGTTTTTCTTTTGCCCTCATATCAGAACGTCTTTTAATTAATCTGTTCCTTATATACTTGCGTATATTATTAGGACATTGTTGTTTGTTTTGAATCAATAATCTATCTAAGCGATATAACGCTCTGTCTGTTTCCTGTTTCCCGAACTCTTCAATTAACGAGTCGTAATCTTCTTTTAATAATTCAAACCTGAAGAATGTTACACGCTTAGGGAGATTATATTCTTTTGTTAAGCTTGATATCTGCAAAATAAATTTACTCATAAGTAGATTATTAACCCTTATCAGGATTTCAAAATCTTTTAACTCGTCTTCAATAGCCTGAAGTCGTTTACTTATTTCTATCTCGTTTTGTTCTGTATTTTCCATTTATATTTGCTTTTATCTTTTCTTTAATTTGTCGTAAATTAATTTTGGTATCTATTACTATTTTCTCTATAATACTATCTTTCATTTTAAATTACTTCTTTGCTTTACTTCCTTGTATGATGATTGTACTAACCCAACCACCAATGTAGTCTTTAACATCATCCAGTTCATCTCCGAATACTTCTTTAAATTCGTGATAAACTTCTTTAAATTTTTTAGCAGATACAGAGTTATCGCATTCTCCACAAGTACACTTATGTGTTGTCTCTGCTTTTTCCTCTGCTACTTTTGTAGCCTTAGCTGCTGATTTTCCTCCAGCTTTTTTACATTTAAAACATGTTACTCTTTCTGGATACTTTTCTACGAAGCTTTTATAATTGTCATTCAATTCTATTTCTGCTCCGCACTTTGCGCATTTTGCCTTTACTGTCATTTAATCATCTCCTTATAAATTTGTTTAATTGTTTTAAAGAAAAGGGGGAGGGTAAATTTTTTGAAAAACCTCCCCATAGAATCAACAAAGTATTTACACTATATATGTTTACCCATTAACATTATAAACGATTATTAATTATTTGTCAAGTGTTTTGTTAAGAATTATTTACATCTGTAGTTTCATTAAATTTCTTTTCAGTTCTTAATGTTTGCCTTAATGCTTCAAGGCAATCACGACACAAATCAAATCTTAATAATTGAAATATTCTATCTCCATTTTGGTCGCTTATATACACAGGAGAATGGCCATCATCTTCTGATAGTTCTGCTCCGCAAGTATCACAAAATACCTTAATCATTTTTACTATTCGCCTCCTCTAATTTTTTAATCTTAGCTTTTAACTCAAATCTTTCATCTAGAAGCTCGACCGCTTCCTCTAATAAATCTTTATAGTCTTCTTCTAGTTCATTTAATCTCGTTTGAAGATGCTGCGATAGTTCTATCCAATATCTAATGTCTCCCATTACATCCTCCTTTTTCTTTTCAATGGTACACCTTCCTCAGATAGAGGATAGTTCTCAACCGCATCAGGACTAAGTTTCATGAAGTCTTCTTCAGTTAGATACATTATATCTTTTTCAGGTTTACTAGGTTTCTTAACTATACTTAAAAACTTTAATGTATTTTTATTTATCTTAATTTTATAAAACATTTTATTTGCATGCCTCCCTGTATAATTCTGCTGGTGTTACTACATCTTTTGTAGTTATTAATCTTGATACTCTATTACCATACTGACTACATATCAGGCCACTTTTACTTCCTGAGCTGCCATCTCTTAATAGGTAGTCAAGGATTATATCTTTGCCGTATGGTAAATGTATGTATGATTCTGCTACGTCTCTATCCAATTTGCAAGGATAGAATGCGTAATCCGTTTGTTTAAATTGTTCAGCTTTAAAGAAATCTGTTAAGAGATATCTTCTAACTCCAGGAGGTATAGTCTTCTTGCCTACAATTTCAGGAGCTGAGGTACTCTCAAATAAGAAATCTCCAATCTTCATAGCTACATGACTCGGCACTATTTCTCCGTATGACAATCTAGTCTTTGCTATTATTATTCTACTAATGAAGGATGTACCGAAACAGAATATAATACCATCACTGTCGTTACCTGAAGATTTAAGATAGGTCAGATATTCTCTAAAGTCATGAAGGTTCATAACTTCTGTAGGTTTCATCTAAGATTCTCCTTCCAGTTTGCTTATTAACTCATTCAACATTCTGTTAGAGTTTGCTTTACTTTTCTCTATAGCTCTTATGGCCTGATTAATACTACCAGCTGTAGCATTACTGTCTTCTATTAAAGCTGTTACTAATCTAGCTATTGTCAAGTTAGAGAGTTTTAATGGTAGAGAGAACTCAATTATATCTCTCTGTGTGATATTGGTTATATCATCTCGACTGTATAAAAACTTTTCTAATATCTTTTCAAATACGTCATCCGTTATCTTGCTATCTGATATTGTCTGACGTCTACATCTTTTCGTAATCATAATATTGTTCTTCCTCCTCGTTAAGACTTTCTTCGTATGTTATCTCAACCATACATTTAAGTTTATTATATAATTCACATGTCTCTTTATCGTTCATATAAACTCCTATCGAATTACATCATACATAAGTTTTTCTGTTAGAAGTAATCCAGCTACAAATATAAAACATAACATTAATTCAAACATGCTGACCCTCCATTCTTGGAGGAATGCTCGCAAGCAATATCTTTTATTGTATACATGCTGCGCCTACCATTTCTTTTAAGTTGGCTACAGGACATAGAGTTTTGCACAGGTCTCTATGGTTCAGGATTTTGTAGATGTTTTTATATTTACTTTTAACAAGTTTGCATACTTCTCTACAAGCTTTAATCTGCTCATCTGTTGGTTTATCTTTTCTGAAATCTCCTTCAAAGGCTATACCTATTGAGCATGAGTTATTCCCTTGACAGTGGCTACCGACATATACATCAGGTCTTCCTTCATATACCGAGCCATCTTTTCTTATGTAATAATGGTATCCAATTCCAGCCCAGCCGTTGCGTAGATGTATCTTATGTATGTCTTCAACTGTCATGTTGCTTGCACAAATATGATGTAGTATAATAATTTTTACTTTGTTAGGGTTAAGTCTTAACATTTTATCATATCTGAATTTTAAATCTGACTTAATTATATTTGCCATTATTTATTTCTCCTTCCTAATCCAAAGGTTATTCCGCAACTGCCAGCCCATTGGTCTTCTCCACCGTAGCTAGCTGCTACATTCATCATTACTCTATCATTGAAGTGATGAAATATACCAACCGCACCAGCTACGTTATCTGCATAAATACCCATGCCTACTGATACTTCAGTCTTTCCAGTAAATCTTGGGTTAGGATGTAATGAGGTTAATGCGGTTACTGTTGCTAAACCTCCTTCTAATTTATTATCTAACTTGTTTACACTTCTTTGAGTATCTGTTATTCTTTGGTCTAGGTTGTTTATCCTGTTAGTGTTGTTTTGTATTAAAACATTCTGATTATTTATTTGATTGTTGATAGGTGTTAGGTCAACTCGCTCGCCAGTCTGATAACTTCTCCCTAGATTATCCTTAATGAAATACTTATCATCCTGAATATAACTACCAGTTATCTTAGTATCATAATCTGTAAAGTGTTGAGTGTAAGAGTAAGCTCCTCTTCCATTCTTATCAGTACCACTGTACCTGACCTGTTGCTCTGATACTAGGTTCTTTGGTGTATACTGCGTTCTAGGTTGCTCCCATGTTTCAATAGATTTAATGTTACCTATATCCATTACAGTTTCAAAGTTGTTACCTTCCATAAAGTTACCTGTAACGGCCAAGCTAGGAAGGCTTGAAAAAGTAAATCCTAAAGTTAATAATGTTAATAAAATCTTTTTACTATTATTATTATTCATTCTAAATATCTCCATCCTTTAATATAACTATAACACAAAGTACTCCTATCATGAGTATTCCAACTGCCAGCAAAGCAGCCAACTGTAATCCTGCCTCTTGAATAACTAATTGTACCATTATCTAAAATCCTCCACAAACTCTATAATATCAGCGTAGGAAGTATCGAGTAAATACTTACCGTATTCAAGAAAAGGTTTCAATTCATTCACTATTGAATGTAATCCCAGAGTTCTTAACTCCTCTATATCTTTAATCTTTTCATCAATATCGTATGTATTGTAATAGTATCCTGATACATCAGGTTCTTGCTCGTTTGAATAAAAACTGTCTTGATGTAGTAAATGTATAATTAAGTTATTAGGTACTTTAATCTGTGCTACATCTAACTGTTTTAAATTCACTTTAAATAAATCTGTATTCATAATGTTCCTCCTTAATCTAATCTATAATGAGACTCTAGCTCTTGCGTATGTTCTTTATCTATATACCATGTCAATACTGTCTCAGCCTTGTCGTTATATACCTGCTCGCTAATATCATAAAAATCAGGGTTCATACCTATAAACTCTGCATATTCCTTTAGCTCTTTGATATTTTCTGCGCTCATATTCTATCTTCCTCCTTTACGTTTAGCATAATCTAAGTATATTTCAAGAGTCTTTAAAGCATCCACATAGGCAGATTTAAGACCCTTTTTGTATTCATTATCTCCAAAATCTTTTATTGTATTCTTAACGAAAACTATTTCAGACTCTAAGTATTCTTTTAAATCATCAATTATCTCTTTGTAATTTACTTTTGCCATTTATTAATCCTCCTTTTAATATTTTATATTCTTTTCAATCCTTGCTCTATTCTTAATATTTTAAATTTTCTATCTTTGCCAAACTTTTCATCAACGTATGACTTCCATTTTATTTCTACGTCAGGTAGCATTTCACCTGCCTCTGTGATGTATTCATACTTCTTACCGTTATCTCTATCCTCAAACAATATTTTAAATGCGTACATTTTTGTTTAATACCTCCATTAAAAAAAATGGGGCAGATAATATACAATAACATAAGAAAAAGGAGGGATAGTCTGCGTTGTATACCCTGCCCCTAGCATACAACAAAAGAGAAAGAGAGTTGGGTTTAATTATCTAATCTGAATGCAATATAATCAACTTTACCTTGCATTAAAAGTCTTAATCTATTAGGATTTATAAATGCACAGATGTCAGGATAATCATTGATTATACTTTTGTCTATAAAATTTATTTCATGTTCAGGGCTTATGCCTGTAATTTTATTTGCCTCTTCCATGTCATCTATATCTAGATACTGCGTACTAATAACGCATACTTCGCAATCATCAACGTATTTAATCATTATATACCTCCTTTGGGGATATCCCCATTTTTAAAAGCGTACAAAGTTTTCAACCTTTTCAAATTTGCAAGGACATGCGAAAGAAAACGCTAGTGTCCGTCCTTACGGACGTATTAGTGCCCGTTCTAAAAAGAAAAGAGCGGAGAGTCAATATGAAAGGACATATTAGAAAGTGAAACAAAAATCATGAGAAAAAGGGTTAGGGCATGGACTCTCCAACATACCCTCTCATGATGAACTTTAAGGTTATTTAATCTTTACTAGTGGATGTAGTTCATCCGTATAAACTTTTAATTTATAACTATCCTCAAGTATGTTTAGGTTGTTTAGATAATTGTCTATAAGATAGTATAAAAATTCTGCTTGATTTCTTACTGTTACTATCTCACATGTAACACGAAATCCTTCATCTACAAAATGGCTCAAAGTCATATTTTATATACTCATTATAGATAGATTGAAACGATAAGTCTTCAATCTTCTTAATGAAATCCTGATACATCTCTATAGTTCTTTTGTATAATTCTGCATTATCTGAATAGAAATATAATCTATCCTTATCAAGTACCTTTAAAGCATAATCAACCATATTACACCTCCGTATCATCAACATTAAACTCTATGCAATCCCTTACTAGAAAATCAATGTCTTCAATCTCTAAGGGAATACGAGTGCCACTTCCTAGTAGATATATATTTACATCATTACTAGGGTCTTGATTTTTTAATATATCCATAAGTTCACCAACTGTCATAATATCCTCCTTTGTTTTATCTCTTCAAGTAAATTATCATAAGCCTTTTTCTTATCAAAGTATAAGAAAGATAAATATATAATTGCTATTATAAGCACTGGTGGCTCTGTTAGAAAATTTACTAATGGGATAATGTTAGTTATAGCCCATAAACTTATTAATGTTATTATTATAATTCTTATCATGTTACTATTGCTCCAAAAATAATATTACATCTACTGGTTCATTAAATCTTTGAGGTAAATTGTTTAGATAGTTCTTTACCTCCTCTTGTTTATCTTCATCCCATGAGTCTATCTCATTTTGTAATCTACTGTAAAATCCTTGAGAGCTTGCTAAGTTCCTTACAGTGTAAAGAAACATCTTATAATTACAAGCATTTAAATCATTTGTCTTATTAATTTGCATTTTTATCCCTCCATTATTTTACTATTATTATTATAACTCTGTAAATCTTATTAAGTTTCTATAATCATTATCATGCGGAGCATAACTGTATATATCCCTGATATATTTGCCCTTGCTATTTACTCGGACTTTTATTCTTTGTTTACTTCCAATACTTCTAAACCATTTCATTGTTTCATAGGATGTTGCCATATTCCAATTATCAATAGTGTAATTATCACCCATATTATCTTCATCTTCCGTATACCATTTGCCTGCTATCCTTCTTTGGTGGTATATAGTTTCATTGTATTTTTCTGTAGTCATTTTGTTTATCCTCCGTAATTATCTATTTTATAAAATCATTTTCATTAAGTCTTCCGAAACGTATATCAGAGTAAAGACTTCTTGCAGCCCTACGGACTAATGTTTTATAGTCTCTTCTGATATTCTCTCTATGCTTATAAGTACATCCAAAGTCTAGCACTTTTGAATATTCAATAACCGCCTTTGTAGTTACTCCGAAATCCTCAAGTCTCTTATATAAATCATAATCGTATATATCTAAATTGCCATACTGAAATATATTGAAATCCTCTTCATATCTGAACTCTTGTAAGTATCTTTTAAAATCGTTCAAGCTAAGATTTTCTCTTATTAAATCTTTCATTTGTTTAATAACTCTTGTATTATTAAGTTTCATTTGTAATCCCTCCATATTATTGTTACATCTTGTTTGTTAGTTGTAAAGTTATGTTTAATTCCATATTTAAAATAGCCTCTGATATCTGCAAGTTGTCTACTATATCATTAAACTTTTTTAATTCACTAGGTTTAAATACAATAACATTTAATTCACTGTCATTAAATTTTGTTTCGGATGTGTGATACTTGTTAAACATATCTATAAAAAAATTATATGCTAGTATTACATTATATTTACATATAGTTATTAAAACTCTATTACAATTTTGAAAATCTGTAGTCATTTCAATACCTCCATATTATAAAACATACCAGTAAAAGTATGATACTAAATTCTTAAAGCATGAGAATTTATAATCTTTATTAGTCTTCCTATCCTTTACGGATATTGTATTATAATCTTTATATTCCTTGTTAGTTCTACAGTATATAAAAGTATTATATTGAGATGTTACTTGATTTAAAGTACAATTATCTTTTATATACCTGATAGTTTGATGTAGTTTTTCTTTATTCCATAAATCGTTGTTTTTAAAATCAATCATGTTATTATGCCTCCATGTTATACTCTTATAAATTCACCTAAATCATATCTGATGTTATTATAATAAAAGTAGGCTAGCCCTGTGTCGTCATATTTTATTATGCACTTTGTATCATCTGACAATACTACATAATCGTCTATTCCGTAATCTATGTATGATATGTTTATATATCCGTTACTAGCTATTATATTATTCATATTATATCCCTCCATATAATTATATAAAATTACAATCAACTTCGGAGCATAACTCCATTATACACTCTTGATTGAGTCTTCCTTTGATTAAGTTTAGATAGTATTCACTTAATGCAATCCCGACAAGTTCAAGTTTGATAGTAGTTTCAAGTTCATTTTTATAATGCCCTTGAACTATGCTAGTAGTATAACTGTCAATTCCTGCCGAATCCATTATCTCTTCAATAATATTAAGTGCCTCTTTCGTCGTGATATCTTGCGTATGACTATCCTTGTCATTGAGTCCTATGTAATAACTGCATAATACTCTATTCATATTATAACCCTCCGATTATTTTATTATATCTTTAACACGTTTTTCTTAGTCTGTTGTTATTATTGTTTATATATCTTGTTATAAAGTATCTTATATGTAATACTCTATAAAAAAATATAGCTACGTCATCCCTCATCTAGTGTCTGCCAATACGGTTTGCAAGCGCACGCATAGTTAGTTTGATTTATATACCGCTGTCTTGACTATGTTCTCTTAATCAGTCGGTTTGTACTTATATTGTACACGTTTTTGTTATGTGTTGTTTATATGTTTGTTTGTTATATGTCTTTCATACTTCTATTATAACCGATTTTATACTTAATGTCAATACTTTAATTTTATATTTGTAACATTTGTTTACAATTTATATTTTATAGCGTTTTTTATAGTAGGTAGCTAACTACTCGTAAACTTGTTACTAATGTTTAAAATATTTTATTAAGTTTTAAAAGTTCAGTTTGTAAAGATGTATAATTGACTTTATAACTTGTTTGTTTGTCCTTACATTTTTATTATACGATATTCAAAAACAAAATACATCCTCCTAAAGAACTATTTTTTTATACAATTTTCTAATACTTTAGAACTATTTTATTTTACTACTTATAAAATACTACATAATTAATTCTATTAGAATTTATTAAAATATGTTAAAATATATTACAGATATATAATATATATACTTAATAAACTTTACAATTATATTTTATATACATTTGTAAAGTATAAAGATAAAATACTTTCAAAAATTTTATAAGGGGGTATACCAGCGAATAACCCCTTCCCCAAATTCTGCCCCTTTACGCGGGTTTATAGGTTTATGCACGAATCCCATATATAAGAATTTTCATGAAAGAAATCGGGAAGGTTAAGTAGGATGATAAAGTAGTAAAATTATATAGTAATAATAAAAACAACTTCAAAAAACGTGCAAAAGACAAACGTACGCCACGCTTCCCTGGCAAAAGGCCTGGAGGGGGTAGGGGGAGGCTTAGGCTTTTGAGATATATGTAAAGTGTAAAGTACAGTTATACAATACATCTTTATATATACATCTATACAGATATCTTATAACTATCAACAACAAAAAACGTGTATAAGTATCTTTAAAGATTATAGTCTTAACATCTATCTTTGAGGATTATCGTAATGTATATAAGTATGTTAAAATAGATAATCCGACATAAATAATACATATATCTTAAATAATATATAGACCAAATTTTGGTATGGAAAATACTACCCCACCATACCAATTTTTGTTATGGAGATGAAACTATCTTTTTATAAATCAGCCATGTTATTGTTGTCTATACTACTAAGCGATACATCCTTAGACTTCTTTGGCTTTCTTTTTATCTTCTTGAATGATTCCCCTATGTAATGCTCTATTATGTTTTGCCTTCCTCTTTCAATTAACTCTTCTATTTCACTAGGACTTCTCTCTATTCCTTTATTGTCTCTTGTAGATACAAGGACTACCCTCAGCCTTGTACCCTGGACAAAGAATGTATGTCTTACTATATGACCTTCATTTACTAAGTTATCTATTTTATGTTGAATGGTACTTCTTGAACCTACTCCAGCTATCAATGCTAATTTGTCGTAGTCTCCAGTATATGGACTCAAGGCCATAATTTTTCCGAGTATGATTTGAGATGTTGAATCAAGATGAAATACAGCACCAAGAAAATCAGGTATGTATGTATACCCTTTACATGATTCTATTGATTTGTTTAAAGCATCTTTTTCATTCATATCTATATATCTATACAATTATCAAAAACGTGTACTAGAATGGAATCCAGTCTAAGTAATAAAAACCATCATCCTTTTTAATTATCATTATCTTATTCTCATAAGCTAATCTTAACATAGTCCAGTAAAGATTGTAAGACCTTCTCTCATTCATAAACATGCAAAGCATGTCAATATCATCAAAGGCTATAGTGCCTATATCATGCCAGAGGTCTTCAAGCTTCTTAGAGATTCTTTTGAATGCTGCTGGGGTACACCCATCCTTGCTCGCAAACTTGCGAACTCTATCCATCTCAGCTTTAATCTCTTGTTCTGTTCTAGTCGACATCTAAATTAACCTCTATCGCTACAGGCGATAATCTGAAGCTTGCCTTGGCTAAAGCGTACTCATCCATATTAACATCAATAAACCATCCAGGCTTTTGATATACTTTTTCAAGATAAGCCCATGTAAGTTCATTAGCTAAATCACATGCTGGATATTCATACCCCTCAAGTAATATACCTTCAATCTTTCTCATAGCATCAGACTTCTTCATGAATAGTTGAGTATTACAATTAAACTCTTCTAAATCACATTTTCTTTTATCATAATATTTACCTGAAGTAAAATCTTTTATTGCGTATAATCTCATTATTTTCCTTGTCATTTATTTTTAATTAAGTCGTATATTAGAGGTATGGTTTTGGGGGTATTTTGAAAAATAATAGGGGGTTAATTCCACATGATAAAAAATGCCTATACTCCTATACCCCTAAAATTTATCATGCGGTTTTAGCAGCCCTTATTTTTCCTTTTAATGCAAAATTTGAATAAAATATTGTTCGAGTTTTCGAGTTGACAGTACACAATATTAATTCGCATATTCCTGTCATGATAGAATCGTACTCTTTAATCTCTTGGAGTTCTTCAGGTCTTACTCTTATAGTTGCATGTCTTGCGAACTCGTTTAGTACGTCTCTATCTATTTTCTTGTTATCTCTTTCTAATCTTTTAATTATTGCAACTATCTCTTTACCTGTTATCGGAAGCTTTCTATATAAAGAATCTGCATCTGGTTCTTCTTCATCACAATCTATCTTCTTTGAGAATAGAGATACTATTACATTAGACTTTCTTGCTTCTAGGAGTAAACCTACATTAACTGATGGATAATATCTGACGATAACTAATTCAGCTGGCTTGCTGAATCCTATATTGAAAGCAGAGCCAGTATGATACACCTTGTATCCTAATATGAGATGACAAGAGTTTTTAAATTCTCTTAGTAGTCCTATCGACTCGATACATTTATCGTCTATCATGTTTACCCCTATCTTCCTCTTCCTCTGAGTCATCTTCTAGGTACTCTTGGAAGAATCCACATCCACCAGGTTTCTCTTCGCTCTCCATCTCCTCTGCAAGAACTTGATTGTATACTTCTGCAAGTTCATTGTATTCGTCTACTGATAGAATAATAAAGTTTCTTTTAAAGTAAAAGAGACCTCCACCTATAATCATTAAAGTATTTAGCAAAGTAAATATTAAAATAATCTCTGTCATAGTTTCGGTCTCCTTTTTATAAATTCCCCTTTAACACATGGGAAGTTTTTGTATTAGTATTTTATATATGGTTTTATTGTTGCTTATTTTTTATCTGGTTTTACCGCCCTCTACTTCTTGTCGGGCTTCCAGTCATTAATAACTGCGAACAATTTACCTGATTTAGATTTTTTAAGGTCTATGTTAATATAACCACCTTCATTAATTTCATTTTCACAGAATTGTTCTACGTTAATAGATAGGTTGATAATTTTACCGCCAGCTACTTCTTTTACGAATACACCTTTTGCAAACTCTTGCTTTTTACTTTGTTCTGCCATTTTTAAAATCTCCTTATATTAATTGTCTATAATTATTATTACTGCTAATAGTATTATTGCTAAACCTAAAGGACTTAAATCCATATCGTCTTTTTCCTTTAATTATCTTCTAAGCTAATCATAAATGAAACAACAAAAGTATGAGACTCTCCAGGCGAGATAGTTATAGGTTCTATAACGTCTCTGAGGAATAATGGAGTTATAGCACTAAAATCGCCAGTATAACCGAATAGCCCTATCTCTGTTATAGTTATTGATTCATCTGCTTTTATATTTCTAATTGTAATATTATAAGTTACACTAGAATCATCTCCTGCAATTCTGTTAGCTGTGAAAGAGCCAATAAGATAGTCTACATTTCTGGTTAGTGGACTCTCCATAGCCCAATCTTGAAGTTGAGGAGAGGTAGTACCAGTGCCAACTACTACTCCTACTGATTTTGACCTAGCAAACCAATTTTGATTGAAAGAACCAGAAACATTATAAGTAGCTGTTGTGCTTGTACCCTCTAAATTGATTTGATTAGAAGCATTGGTATAAGTTCGATAAGAATCTTGGTATCTTACGATTCCTAAAGGACTGGTATAAAAATTGTTTAAAAGCATCTTTATTAATCTCCTATATTACGATACTGAGTCATTGAATATTTTATTGTTTATATAGCTTGTACGCACAAGCGTTATAAAATCAAAAGTCAAAGAATTAACTTCAGGCTTTACACTAGGTCTTACATCTACATCTACATTAAATAGAGCTTCTATTAAATCTTCAAACATATTCTATTGCTCCTCTCCGTTTTTAACTTTGAAGAGATGTTCTACTAATTCTTCTGTAAGCATAACACCTTCACTTATTTCTACTGGTAGGAATTGTTTAACGATTCCACAGTATACATTTTGACAGAATTGAAGTTCGTGTTTAATAGCTAAGTTACTATTTAAGAAAGCTTCAACTTGTTCATCTGATATGCCTAAAGTCTTAACAGCTTTAATTAAATCAAGAGGAGTCATTGTAAGTCTATTAACTCTGTCTTGTTCTTTAGCTTTAGCCTTTTCTTCATAATCAGGGTCTAATACTAATTCACCTTCAGAGAATATATACTTATCTAATTCTTGAATTACTTCATCTGAGGCTTCAATATTAATAGTACCCTCTTCTAAACGTCTACAATGGCCTGAGCCTTGTATTTTTTCATCTCTTACATAAACATAATTCATTTATTTAATTCTCCTTATGAGTTAGTACCTATTCTTCTGTAACCTTTTATCCACAAACTATAAGTACCATCAGCGTTACTGCTTGTAGTTGCATATTGTGTTATCGTTCTAGCTGCCCCTACTGGAATAATTACACTGCCGTTAGCTGTTGCTGCTACTGCTGCTGATGCTCTCGTTCCTATTCCATAAACATTGGGGAATATATCACTGCTTAATTGGACTGTTACGAATTTATTAGCTGTAGCTACAGTTTGGACAAAACATGTTATTAATACCTCATAATTATAATTATCGTTAGGTAAATAACTAGAAATATCATAAGTAGCTGCCGAAACTGTATTATCCCATGTAACAGTGTCAGCTATTTGGTTATTGGAATCTATAGATACCCATTGACCGTCTAAAACCTTTTGACCTATAGAGGAAAGATTACTTAAATCCTTGTTTGTAGAATTACTTATAATTACGTTATTTACATTATCGTAACTTAATGTTGTTCCGTCTAGCATAGAAGTATCTAATAGAAAATCGGTAGGTGTTGTATATATTTTCCAATCGTTTACATTAGTATTAGATATACCAGCTTTACCATTAGAATCTATACCTAAAGCTACCTGATAAGTACCATTACTAATACCTACTATTGCACCACTAGAGTTTTGTACCCCTAAACTTTCTGAGAATATTTTAGTACCACCTATTGTCTGGCTGGTTGTCGTATCTACAAAACCAGAAGTGCTAGGAATAGTTGGTTTATTTTTAATGAAATCCGCAGCTGAACTATCTGACTGATTCCAGTCTGATTGTACTTGAGCAGCTGGAATTGTAGGTTTATTTAATAAATCATCATAATCTCCTGAAGTAGCTACTGTTGCTAAGTCTGAAGATTCTACGTAATCTGCTAAATCTGTTTGTAGCTCAGTCTTAGTTACATAATCTGATAAATCTGGACTTGCCCCTATTTCTGGTAATTGAGTATAAGTACTTACTCCATCACCTATTTTAAGGATTCCAGTGTCAAGAGCTATAGCTGGTTCTCCTGCTAATAATACAGGATTAATAGCTTCAAGTGTAGCTTGTAAATCAGCTCTTCTTAACTGTATTCTTGTATTTTTAGTTGTCATCCTTTATTACTCCTATATTATTACTAAGAAACCATTATTGTTAATGTATCTGGGTCTAAAGTGAATGTCATACCAGCAAAATTGGCTGTTCTGTTATCGTTATTAATTACGTCTGTTGCTGCTCCTACTTCTGAAGGAGACCATCTTCCTGTCTCTGGGTCATAAATTTGAAGAGTGTATCCGCTGCGGTCTACTGAATTATTTCCATAATTAATAGTTATTGTTACTTCAGACCGTTTTGTTGAACTGCTTATAGAAATAGTTGAAGTTCCAGGTGTATCATCTGTTACATCTACAGAGTTATCTGTTATTGTAATATCTTGATTAGATGTTGTTATTGTAAATGTTTTAAGAGCTGGGTAAACTATACCACCATCTATTACATCTGGAAAATCTTCACCTTTAGCTTGTAACTGTCCTTGAGCGTTAATCCATACAGTTTCACCATCTACATCAGTCTCGTTTAGCATTCTAGCGTTATAACTTGTATTTAAGTTATGTATCCTTAAATGGTCATCTTCATCTCTCTGGACTATCATATATCTATTAGAGCCATTAACTTGATATCTAAAGTTTACTTGCTGATACTGACCTGCTATAAGAGTTAAACCAGATATAGTGATACCTTGGGTATTAAGAGTTCCATCTGACCTTAATTCTCCTGTAGTTCTTAGCAATCCAGTAAATACTTTATTACCTGTTATAGTTTGACCACCAGAAAGATTTACATAGTCTGTAGGTATTTCACTTTCAACTCCGTCAATAGCATCATTTAATTGCTTAGGAGTTACAGCTACATCAGTAGCACTCTCAGCTATATCTTCAGCATCTGCTATTTGTATAATACCAGGGTCATCTACTGTAGCTAAATCAGTCCTTAGTACAAGCTCATTAGGCACATCTGAGTTATAAATCTGCTGTGTAGAAGGGTCATACATTACATAATTTCCAGCTCCTGCAATATAATTAAGAGGAGTAGACTTCAAGTTTTCAGTTTCAAAAACTCCATCTATAGTTTCTATATTTAATGTATATTCAGATGCTGTATTTTTATTAACAGTAATTACAGGAGAGAAACCTTGTTCCCCTTGTATACCTTGTCTGCCTCTAGCACCTTGTCTATTTATATAAAAATTAAAGTTGCTACTCATTTACTAGACCTCCACAATTTGAATTTTATTAAATTCCCCTTGGTATCCACCTTCGGTAAGAACGAATAAAGATTCATCTGTATCTGCATCCATTACCTCGATTGATATAGGGAACTTTCCAGTACCTAAAGTATTAGTATCTTCTGCTGTTATATGGAATTGAAATTGTCCATTTGAAGCATCAGTTATAATACCATCAACATCTTCATCAGAAGCTTGAGTAATTATTTTTTCTAATAATACTAAAGCATCTGCTGTAGCACTTCCTAAAACTCTAAACCTTATATAGTAATCACTTAAGTCAAAAGGTTCAAAGGCTAGGCCGTCTTCTGTTTTTTGATTTATAGATACTGAATGAGTTTTACTTGTTCCTCTTACTATTACAGCATCTATGTAATAATTGTCTGAAACTGTCATTAGTTTACTTCTCCGTATATTTATATTATAATATATTTCAAATTAAAATTCAACCCTTTTGTTACAAAAATTTACGAATACTTTTTCTCGACTGGCATGGTCATTTGAGTATTATTACCGCTAACCCAATTCCCACCAGATAATCGTTGGTAAGTATAAGGATTGCTAAAGCCTTTAGGGATATACAGAGCATTTACAAATTGCCAGTAAGTCCTTCTCCTATGTCCAGGTTGTTGGTTCCAAGACACTTCAGTATTAAATAGTAAAGCTCTCCTCTGCTGGCCTTCATCAGCTACTTCTTCGCTTCCGCAAAGGAATATAGCATCATTAGAAGAATTAAATGTATCACTTTCGTGTTGGCCTTTAAATTTATTACCTACTTTAATCTTTAAATCGCTTCCGACTATCTCAATACTAGGAAGGTCATTCATTTCCGCACTTCTTTCCCTCTTAGCATCTATAGCTGCAAGCCTTACAGAACCCGTAGGAGGATTAAAGTCATTATTAACGGTAAATACGCTTGTAGAAGGATTCCAATGTATATATTTGCCAGAGATGCTGTTAGCTGAATAAACTGGTATTTTATATACTCTAGTTTCTGTTACGTAAAGCCCTTCAGTAGTTACAAAGCCATTACCGTTTTTAAATACTTTAAATCCTATAATAGTTCCTGAACACGCAGAGAGAAGTGTTTTTAAACCCCCTATTGTAAGTGTGTAGTTGTAAGCCCCAAGAGAAGCACTGCCCTTAGAAAAGTCCATATCGGATAAATCAATAGCCGTATTGTAATTTTCAACCATTGTATTTATTGCTGTTGTAAACTCTTCAAAAAGTGCTTGTATTTCGCTAGCTTTTACTTGACCTGTAAATTTCTTAACCATTTATATATCCTTATTATTTACTATAGTTTATTTTAAAACCTGATGTTATTCCACTTCCAGAAACTACATCTCCTTTTTTCAGGTAAAGTATAACATGTCTTTTCATATTATAACCTCCACCTTTAGCTATTGTTCTTCCGTTTAAAGTTACATTAGTATCGTTATCTTTACTTACTACACATATACATTCATAGCCTGTAGCTGTATAAGGGAATGAGATATTAGAACCTTTAGAGATATTAGAGTATGCACATTCATCTCCTTGCTCTAATTGTATTTCACTATTTAAGTTAGTTAAATTAATTATCCCTTGACTGTTTACGTTATATTGAAATAGAAGAACACCTAAGTTATCCTGTTTAGAATCTGTAAATGATACAGTCTTATTAGGATAGTTATTAGTTATAGATTTCTTAGTATAACAATAACCAGTCTTTATAGTCGTATTACCTTCAGCCATTGTCATCAAGTTAGTATTCTTATCATAGAATAATATTTTAAGATATACTTTCTGCTCAGAACTGTCATAATGGAAATCTATAATGTTTGCAGGTTTATCGTTGAATACGTCAAAGATTTCATTAGTTCTTACAGGAGCTGTAGGGCTATCTGGTTGAGGTACTCTATAATTTCTACTTGCATATTGATTTATAATCTCAAGGTATTCATTTATACTAGCGAGATTATTAGAAGCTATTTGATAGTCCTTTTCTAACTCGTTAAAAGCTTGAGTTAATTTAGAACCAAAAGCTAGATGTGAAGTGTTAAAGAAATCAAAACTCATTATTCTTTATATTCCCTTCCTGTGTCTCTAAGTATTACATTAATAGAAGAACCCTTCTTCTGAGTCTGTGCCCATCCGATACTTCTACCAGAGTTTGTATAATCTGATATTTGATTATTTCTTGGTTTAGATTTTTCAAATATTTCTATAGTCATTTCAGATAGAGCTTTTAATAGGCTTATACCTACCATCTTATTAGAGTTTATTCCTCTAACTTTACTGCCTGTATACATGCCGATTAATACGGCTCCAGAAGGTAATGACCCATTAGTACTTCCTACAGTTCCATCTTCAGGCATGAAAAATACCCATTTATCTGTTGATGAAGCCCCAGTCTCTACGTTGGTTTTTCTATTGTAGTGATAGTTATGCCACCATGTAAGTTTAGTTAGCTTTGTACCATTAAATGAACATTCAATCGGATAGTCGTTTATGCCTACCATATTTAAGAATGAACGTAAATTGATTACTGAATCATCTGAACTATTTATTGTAGTATCTGGAACTGTTATACTTGATATGTCTGGTAAAGTTATATCGAATATATCTAATCCTGATATCTCTTGTAACTTAGCTTCAATAGCGTTAAGGTTTTCTATTAAAGCATCTTTATATATTCTTCCTTCTGCATCTACCCAATCAGTTCTAGGTAGTACAAATAAACTTATCGGTTCTGCCATATTATCTTGCATAGCTCCTATCTATTATACCACGTCTTATTGCACCTCTAATAGCTCTTCTATTTTGAGCTTTGGTTGCGTATTCTCTTTCAGGGTAGTAATCCATAGAATAAGCACCTCTTATCAAGTCTTGTAATTCTAATGTACTAGCTCCTGTTCTCGGATTACCAGCTTGGAGAGGTACATCACCATAGCCAGCCCTATTAATAGTTCCTAATATAGAACTAGAGTAAGGTTTATAATATGTTTGCCCTGTAAGTCCAGCAAAAGTAGGCATCAATGTTCTATTTATCAAATTAGGATAAGCAAATAACTCTCTGCCTATAGCTGCTACAGTTTCATCTGGCATCCATCCAACTTCTTGAACGAAGCCTTTTCCTGCTTCCCATTTAAATCGTTTACCATTTTGGATTGTTATTATATCTTTTAATGCCTTAGCTGACATTTCAGGTCTCTTAATTGGATTGCCGTATCTGTCTTTGCCTACGAATGAATTAGCTATAGCTGAAAATGCTGGTATTGACTGTCCAAAGGCATCAGTAAATTTACCGCTTAACACAGCATCCGATACTTTTAAAGTATTCATCATAGGAGTAAATTCCATTGATGTTTCTTGTATCTTTCCAGTTCTAGGATTATTTCTATAAGTTACAAAAGGTTTATCTGATGTAACTCCTAAATTATATCTATTTTGAAGTTCCCTATCATATCCTATTTTAGCTAGACCATCAACCATTACATAATAAGATAGCAAAGGTTGTTTTTCAAACATATAAGCTGTTGACTGAGCTGCCGTATCTATCCATCTCCAGAATGGATTGGTTAGGCCAGCTACACCATGTAAAGAGCCTGGAAGTAATGTCTTAGTAGGGTTAATCAAAGCAACGCTCTTAGTATCTTTAATTATATCCGCTAGTTTGGCTGCATCCATATTTTCTAATGCGGTTAATCTATCTCTTCCAGCTATTCCCATTCTTCTTAAATTTGCATGAGCAGCTGTTTCAGCAAATAAGTTCTGCATCTTAGCATCTAAGTATTGCATT